TGGTTTTCAGTGATGTGGGGACGATAGAACCTGCGGGCTAGACGCACAAGCCGGCGGATTCTGTCTTACGTGTAGGGGGAGGCGCAAGGTGGTGTAGGGCATTAGTGGCAACACCTAGATTTTTTTAAACAAGCATAGTGTTGTTGGAGGACTCGCACGGGTGAGCTGAAAAAAGTGAACTCCTTCCCATAAATAAATCCGCCCCCTTTTTTCCCTCCTAAACATCATTAAATTTTTCCGGCGGGCTCATGAGGTTTACCGACGCCAAACAGGAAAAATTGGAACGATGAAAAAATCACTCCCCATCGTCACTTTCGCTATCCTTTACCTTTTTCTCAGACCAATCAGTAAAATACCTCTCAATCTCGCTCAACTCCTTTTGGCGCAAAGTAAACTCTATCCGTTCGTGCAACTTTCTAGCTCTCTCAAGCGCCTCTCTATTTATTAAATGTTTCTCAGCAGCACTCACTGACGCACTGCCCTCAGCCACGGAATCTTTAAAATAATCATCGCTCAAGTAATCGTGAATCTCTTTTGTAGTCAAAGACGCTTTCGCGCTCTCCCCCAAAACATTCCAATATCGTTTTGACTTTAAAAGCTTCTCAGCTCGCTTTTGTTTATCATCTAGAATATCAAAATATTTAAAAGGATCAATGCGATACTCTTCCAACGAAGGTTGGCGCTCAATCAAACCGCCATCATTGTAAAAATTCAATACTATTTCATTTTTATCATGTGCATCCTCAATAGAGCTTTGTTGAATATTAGCCTTCAATACGCTTTTACTTTCCTGTAAAAAATCAGAAGTGGTATACATATGAAAAAAATTCACATTCGTCTTTCTGTGCATCTCAGACTTCAGACCTTCATGAGGGCCTATTACCTTCTTCCCGCCGGAATCAATGATGCTCCACCAATCTTTCTTCGCATCATCAGTAACAAAAACGATATTTTTAACATCATCCTGATTGGCCTTGTCAATCAACTGCATCCACATAATCAAGTCACCAAATTTTCGCTGATAACTTAAATCATTATAGAAAAAAACCGCTTCTTCAGCTTCCCCTTTACCTTTGCTCCTATCCTCAAATCCCGGAGGAATTTTATTTTTATACCTAACCTCTCCATCCACATATAAGCTGTCCAACCAATCTTGACTTTCCGGAGCTGGACCAATTTTCCCTTCAGTCAACTCATCGATCTTATCCAAGATGAAATCGGAAGACCTTACATCCGGTTGCATTTTATCCCACTCGGAAACTTTCTTTTTGCACTCATCTACCTCTTTTCTAATATTACCCACCAATTCCTGCAGATGAACATCCAGCTCTGGAACCTTCTTCCACATCGCATACTCTTTTAAGCTCTGATCAACACCTTCAGGGATTTTCTCTAATATCGCCTCAATATCCCTAAATACTTTTTTCTCATTCTTTATGACCGTAAGCCTACGACGATGATACTCTAATCCAACTTGGTAAGGTATCCAGACCTTACTCTTTATCTTACTAACCACATCAAAAAAATCCGATCTAGTTTGCTCTGCATATCCATACAAATTCAAAAAAACATTAGTATCAAAAACAAATATTGTACCTTCTCCCTTCCAAGCCTTCTCAATCGTCTTCAAATCCGGATTAACAAATGACTTAAAAAGTTTTTTCATAAAAACACCGCATAGGCCAAGAAAAATATTATATAACAACTAGAAACTTCAAACTCGGCTGCCATCATTTGCCGATCAAACATAAGGAGTTTGGAGATAGCAAGCACAGAACCACCGATATAACATCAATATGCCACTATTTCAAGGAATTGAGCAGGATTGGTCCTAGATAAAGTGATGATTGATTCGCCAAAGCATGTCTGTTGATGGCGTGAATAATCAGCGACAAAATGACCTCCTTGGCCAACGCCTAGATCCCGAGATCTGTTGTGGACGACCAGTCTTCTAACCAATCAATTTGCTGGCATGTTGTCCGCGCAGTCCCTTCATTCCTTCCTCGTAAAATAGTGCCAAGACTCGACTTGGGTCCTCCACTCCCAATACTGATAAACTCCCCCACTTCCCAGCCCCACCCACTCCAGAACCAACAATGTCCCCTATCATCGCCACACCCGCCCCACTCTCCCGCCGCTTCTCCGTCGCTCCCATGATGGATTGGACTGACCCTCCTATTACCTCCCGCAAATAAAGGCCCAAACGCCTCGCCACCAACCCGCGTACCAGTTGCGTACCAGCTCTGTCCTTCTCCCTCCTTGTCCCATCCCCTCTGCCAACTGCGTTAGCAAATTTTAAGCAGCGGTTCTCGGCTCCAATCCTGGCACTGTCTATCGTCGGCTCAGGCGTGCTTCGTGAGAGTTAAAACCGTGCGCATGAAAGGCCAGCGAATCGCCCCGTCTGTCCTTCACTGCGTTTTCAGGTTGACCCCTGGGAAAAAGGTAATTTTGGTAATTTTCTTTTTTATCATCAGAAAAATATAATAAAATCAGTGACTTAATGTTATTTGGCAAAGGTAATAATAAGGTAATAGAAAGGTTAGAAAATTACCCCTTTTCGTAGTAATTTCACACACCTACAAAACCCTCTAAAATCAGGCACTTGGTAAAATATTACCTCCGGCCTTACCAAATATTACCTTCAAAGGTAATACCTCAAAGCCACGTTCTGTAAGGGCTGCAGCCAATTTTTAGCCCCGGCTTACCAAAATTACCTTTTCCCCAGCCTCGAACTGAAATCGGCACCCGAGTCCCCTGCTATGCTTCCTGCTTTCCGAATGGAGTCGAATACATGTCTAGCGAATATTCCCTCACCGTCGTCCTCGAAAAAATGTACGAAAACCAGCTGGGTCTTGAAGCCGCGTTGATGGAGTTGGTGCTATTGGTCGAGCAGCGGGGATATGAGGCCGTGGGGGAGAATGCCCGCGTGGCACTTGAGCGAATTGGAGAAAATGCGGGATTTATCAATCAGGGCTTAGCGCGCTTAAGACGCTTGGAGGAGGACTAGAAAATGATCCAGGAGATCAAAGGTTTTTAGCGACAAAACCGCCAATGTCCGTTATGAGCTGATCTCATCAGCAGCTGCTCCCAACCTCCATAGCGAAAACGTAGGAAATTCAACGATTCAGTGCGAAGGATTGGATTTTCGTGTGGATGTTTTTAACAACTCATGCTAAAAAATCAGCCGACTCGGCACTTAGCCATCATGTGAAAGCCTATCGAACAATCCCATCTAAAGGAATACTAAATGATTGAGTCATTTTATATAAAATCACTCTACAAGGAACGGGATATTGAAATAAAATTCTCGTCACCCTATAAAATAATTGTGGCAGAAAACGGGTATGGCAAAACAACAATATTGAATGCATTCTACGCATTGGTTTCCGGGGACACTTCAAAACTAAGAAAAATTGAATTCAGCCTCATTGGATTAAAATTCGACGATGGCCTTAATATTTCTTTTAAGAAAAATGAATTTGATCCAAGCTTAGAGACACTCCGAGAACATCATTTTTTCGAGCATCTCACGACGTCATTGGGTGTCGATTTCATCCTCAAGTTGCTGGACGAGTCTAGGGCTTATCATCCCAACAGACTTGAAACAGCACCTTTGTTTAAGCACACCGTTCAAACGCGACATATACCTTCAAGCATCCTTAAAGACTTTCTTAGTTTAAGTGGCGGCGGCAAAGGAGTTAATACCAAAACAAAACAAAAAATGGATACCATTAGAGAACGGTTTCCTTACAAGTGCCTCCATCTACCAACGTACCGAAGGGTAGAAGAAGACATTAAAGCCTTTGGCGGCGCTCCTGAACAAGTTGAATCGCTGATATCTTTGATCAACTTCGGAATGAGCGATGTAAAAGCAAAAATCGACAAAATTACGTCGGAGATTATTAGATCTTCCGTCGAGTGGTTTTCAAAAATCAATGGTCAAATGCTTTCACAGCTAGTTAATGGCTTTAAAGTTACACCAAAAATGATCCGATCAATCAAACAGCCAAAAGCTGTTGAGGTGGTATTAGAACGAATAGGAAAAAACATCACAGCACATCACAAGGAACAGATATTAGGGCTAGTTAGAAGTGGTGAAATTTTTGAAGGTCACGAACCACTAATTTACTTTGTCGCCAACCTGCTTACTGTATATGAACAACAACAAGAAAACGACTCTGCAATTCAGCAATTTACTTACTACTGCAACAAATATTTGTCAGACAAGGAATTTGTTTATGACGAAAGCAATGTAAAGATATCCATCACACGCAAAAAAAACAAAGTTCCGGTCGATATCGAAACTCTATCCTCAGGTGAAAAACAGATCATTTCGCTGTTTGCTCTCCTGTACCTACAACGCACTGAAAATTTAGCGATTTTTTTTGACGAACCTGAACTATCGCTATCAATTGAATGGCAACGGACTTTGATCCCTGACATTCTTGACTCTGGAAAGTGCAAATTTATTCTTTGCACCACCCACTCTCCTTTTATCTTCGACAATCAACTTGCCAACATAACATCTGATCTTGCTGGGTATGTCAAGGAGCTTTGAGATGTCCCGAGTCGAAATGCTAATCCAATCGAAGAGTTCAGATTCGGTAAAGTTTTTTGAGTTTATTAGGCTTCTATCCGCCGACAGCAAAATGACTGCTATATTTTTTGAAGGTGAAGATGAGAAATATTATTCCATTCGAATAAACACAATGGCGCCAAATTTAAAGTGGGGAGGAATTAATGCCGAAGGAAAGAAGAACGTAATAAAGCTCAGGGAATTAATTCGCAACCATCCAGACTATCATGACAAATCGTGCATGTTTATTGTCGATGCAGATTTCGACGACAACACAAATATTTGCCATCTCGAGGATGTCTACATTACTCCGTGCTACTCAATTGAAAACCTGTACACATCTGAACATACGCTACGCCGCATACTTAGTGCCGAATTCAAAATAACGGAACACTGTGAAAACTCAGAAAGTTTCACAAAGGCGATAGAAACATTTAACAGCGTCAAAAAAGACTATCATGCCAGTTTGTTATTTTTCAATGTCTGGATACGTGCATATAGAAAAAACGAGCAGGCAGCAACCCTAGAAAAACTAAATATAAACAACGTAAAGTTCGATCAACTGGCAGATATAACGCTTTCCGGCGTGACTAAGAAATACAATGACAAAATTGTCTCTTCTTTATTTCCGGTGGGAACCGACCCCGAACAAACCTACATAGATGAATCCATCAATTATTTTAAAGAGAATGACCCCGAAACAAAATTTCGAGGAAAGCAGCAGTTGGAGTTTTTCCGCATATTCCTAGAAAAACTAAAGATAGATGCGGGCAGCAAGAGTGGAAGGATTGTATTCAAACAAAAAATAAAGGTCCCTCTCAACCTAACAAAATCAAATTGTCTTTCTGAGCTGAGTAATTATGCAGACACACCTGATTGCTTTGTCAGCTTTGTGCATAGGCATCAAGAACTTATAAATTCAAAAAGCTCAGTATAACTTGTATAAAATCATGAACGAAGTCTGCATTTTCTCCGCCTTTACATTGGGTAAACGTATCGGGACAAAGCGTTAATCATTGCTTACCTGTGATATCGCCTTAAAGTCTTATGCAAAAAGACGAATATGTCCCCCAGCCTATCGAGGTTAGGGGGCATACCGTTCAATTGAGCAAAAGCAAGGACTGAGCCTGCCAGCGGTTACGACTCAAAACCTTTCTTGATAAATGACTGCCTTGGGCCGCTTGGATCCCTTTAAATCAGCCCCACTGATTGATCACCTGTGCAATGTGCTAAACACTGTGAAAGCCAGTTCAGCCGGGCTTTTCAGCTAGCTCAATACTCTCCTGAAAAAAGTTTCACACTGCTCTGCTGCGAGCTTTCCCGAGAAAAAAATCGATAGAACACGCCTTTTATGGCGTCCACCCCCTTGCAAACAAAGGTGTTATTGCTCGGCGGGCGGCTTAGGCAGACCTGGGCTCTGCGCAGCTTGGCTTCACCCTTTTGCAAATCCTTTCACTCTATGAAATTGCAATGTGCTTCAGATCCCAGCCGGTGGGATTGAGCTAGTCCATAATTTGTAACGCCACCACTTTTGCAAAAAAAAGTGATACGAAGCCCGTCGGCGGGAGGGGGATAAGTGCTTTTTCAGAAGATTTTTTCTTAGCTGCAGGATTTTCCACGAGCCGTTCATCTACGGGCATCGAATCAGACACGCACTCATTCAGTGGTCGCCAATTGCCGTCAGTCGCTCCGTTGATGATGAGGAATACGCCTATCGATATACTGTCTGCATATACAGTACCTCAGTAAGGTAGGCATGCCGATGAATGTGGAATCTGCTGGAACCCCGACGGCTGAAGCTCCCTCAATGGCGCAGTGGCGGATGATGTTGCGTGATGAGGTGTCGTTGCTCGCAATGCCTGGTGCACATCACAAAGCGTTGCTTAAGCAAGCGCATGCGCTGCACCAGGGCCAAGTGATTGACGCTGATAAGCTTGGGGACTTGCTTGAGCTAGCGGACGCGGCGCTGGCCTACGCGGTTGAGTCGTTACTTGACCTCGACGCTGACGAGTAGGAGAAGCCATGCACGTATTGATCACGCCTATGCGCCTACGTGGTATCGCACTGGATCCGAAGGAGCGGCGCCGCTACCCGGCGATCCGGGGCAACGTCATGGTCAATTCTACTAACTGCCATGAATTAGGCAGGGCGGCCAACGTTGCACGTGTTGAGGTGGGAATGCCGCTCGATCCGGATCCGCTCCCCCCTCTTCTCGATGCCACGCTGGCAGGGATGGCAGTGACTGGATTTGTTCTTAGCGGCATTGAGTACATCGATGGATGCGCCTATGCACAATCCTGGTGGTGTAGGTTGGAATAACTACCAAGCATCGTCAGATCATCAACGAATCGCTATGGTCATCTGCTATAGTTTTTAGATCAATATTTTTATAAACATTGGCGGATTCGTAAGGGATTGTGATGGCAGAGTTTATGTACAGATTTAGGCCTGTAAAAAGACTACTTGGTGAAGCAAACACAGAGGGAGAACTTGAAGGCCAGTATATATACTTCGCCTCCCCCGAACAGCTGAACGATCCGCTCGAAGGATATAAAAACACTTTCTTCCAAGGTGACAATATAATCTGGAACAATTTAATTAAGCACTATGTCCGATGCTTAATAAATAGCAGCCTCGGCTTTGTCGGCGCAGCCAAAAATGAAATCCCAGCCAAAAATGTGAACGTGTTTGCTACAGCTTCCTCAGCCAATGACGAACTAAACAAATTAAATCATGATACCTACCATAAACTAGTTTCTGAATCATGTGTGCGCGAGTTCATTTCGAATCTTGCCATGGATAGAAAAATCAGACGGGGGGAATTACTTGTTTACATTCAAATACTTCACTTCTATTTTATAGACATCATCCTTGAATCTTTCTACGAATACGGACTGCTCACCAAACCTTTAAAGCACTTCAACAATCGCGCCCAAGCCCTCATCAACATTAAGAACGCATCCGACACAATTGTAGCGAATAAAACCCTGTCTAAAGCCCAAGAACTGAGTTTCCAAAAATCTCAACAAAGAATCAGTGAGCGACAGCTTCTCACTAGATACAGAGAGGATGGCAATGGCCATAAATACTGGTTCTTCCTGTTATTCGAATTTCCAGAGGCTTTTTGCAGGGACATCGACAGACTTATGTACCCTCGTTGGTATACGGCTTGCTTTATGCCTTCTTGCTCTGACTCTTCCATATGGGGAAGCTATGGTGGGTATCATCAGGACGTATGTTTGAAGTTTCGCACAGAGAAGCTTGGAGATCAGGTTGCATTGACGCTTAACGCGCCAAACGGAGAAGACCGCAACGGTGTTACTTGGGGACCGGTGAAACTTAAGTTTCACGAAGTGTCCTACGAAAAGTCTTTCGTGGACATTGATTTCTTTCGATCCATAGGCCACCAATCATACCCGACATTGATGGAAACATGGTTTATGGGTGACAACAACGAAATAAGCAAGTGCGCTGAAGACATGTTTACAGATGAGGAAAGCTGGAGAACCTCATACTGGAACAACTTCTATCATTCAGCGACTGTAAAACTTAGTGCTTGGAACAGAGAGAAAGAGTCGCGTCTCATTCAGACCTCCATGATGCGCAGCATTGAAAGCAGCGAACTTAGAAAGCTGCGCTACAACTTCGACTCCTTAGAGGGAATAATATTTGGTATAAACACCACTATAGAAAACAAATTAGACATCATTAAAAAAGTCGCATCACTATGTACAAAATTCAAACGCCGGGCATTCAATTTTTATCAGGCTCGCTACGACGAACACTCAAGAGAGATCATGTATCACAAACTCGAATCCATCAATGTAGGCTATGCAGAACTCCCGATTGATGAAGGAACATCTAAAGAGTAATTAACTTCAACTTCGTTGAAAGTGCCAATGCTTGTGTAGCTTTCGACGTGAAAGCCGCAGCGTCGGTCGGACTTGGAGTTGGCCCCGGCACATGGGTATGAACTGCAAGCTGGTTATTCATCTGTTGCAACAGATCAAGCATGTCGCACACAACCTTGAATAAATTGACAGTTTCAGACCCTACCCAATTTTTCGGCGCCTGCAGGTGTTGACTGATCCCAGCGACGCTCTTGCGCAAGCCTTCGATCCTTTCGTGCATATCGCCGCCCACCGTGGCGTTATGTTTCTGCCCAACAACGACGTTCAGATCCCGCCCGGTCGCTTGGTGCAGATCATCCACCGCCGCCAGGCTAGCCGAACCACCCGACAACAGCTTGAGCGCGCCCAACGCCTCGATCGTTTTCACACCACCCACCGATTCGGTCGAGTGATCATCGATCGTCTGCGTGTGGCTCTGGAACTGCTCGCGGTTGTCCAGGGCTTCGACTTCGCGCTCAATCGCCTGATCACGGATCTTTCCATCGGTCTGGCGCAACCAGTTGCCGTCGGCATCGACGCGCTGTTGGGCGGCCTCGCTGTGCTGCCACACCTGATCACCCTTCGGCACCTTGGGCATGCTCAACCCGTGCGGCAAGATCGATTGGATGTAGGGCTTGTTCGGCAGGCCGTAGGCGAAGCACACCACGACCCGCGTGCCCTCCTCCGGAAAGGCATAAATACCCATTTCCTCGCCACCGGTGGGCAGCGGCAAAGGAACGCCAGTGAGCGTCGGCGTAGCCGGGTCTGGCTCGTCGTCGGAGCCAAGTACTTCGATGTCCACGGCGTAGCGCGGACGGAAATCGTCACACAGCCCCGCGTCCGCCGGCGCGTCGGCCACGGCGACAACCCGGGCAAATCGCGGCAGGTGATAACCACCGGTGAGTTCGGGGAATTGGCGCTCTACAGCGCGGCGGATTGCGTCGTCCATCGGATGGCCATCTGGTCGTTGGCGAGTGCTACCGTAGTGATGCGCTCGCCGTTGTTTTTTGTTGCACCTGGGCGCAACCCCGGAAGGGCCGCGACCATCGCGCTCTGGTTGCCCTGGTAGCCGTCGAACAGCTCCGTGGGAATTTGCAGCGGCGCACGTGCGCCAAAAAAACTGTCGTCCCAACTGCCGGCGAAGACTTCGCCGTTGCCCAGCTGGTGCCAGGTGAAGTCGGGAATACTGAACACGCGGGCCAGACTGTCCATTGCCTGGTAACCGGCGGCGAGGCAGTAGAAATACGGCGCCTTCACGCTGGCATAAGGCCGATCGGGGACACGAAAGCGCAGCCCGGTCTGTTCGCTGACCTGAGCCAACACGGCGCGCAGATCCACATGACGAAGGTTCAACGGCAACGGGTTGGCCAGCACGGCGGCCAGCTCACGGCAGAACAGCACCTGTTCGACCGCGTTGGCGGCGGTGCAGCGCTCGATGTAGCCGATGAAGTGCCGCTGCAGCGTGCCCTCGTTGTAGCCGATATCCAGCGTCACCAGTCCTTTCAGCGGCACAGGGGATTGAACTGTGAAGTTGGCCCGGCCGGGGCTGGTAGCGTCCAGCCGGACGTCCTCCTTGATGAGAGCGACCGGTGCGCCGTTGATGGAAAGTATCTTGTGCAGTTTCACGTCTACTCACTCCCGCCCAGCCACTTATCCACACGTCCCAGCACCTTTTCGAAGCCGCTGAGCGCGGGGTTATCGCTGGTTCCTTCTCCATTGCCGGCACCGCCGTCACCGACCGGGCTACCCGGGGCGCCTTGAGCGTCTACCTTGTTGCCGGCGCGCCGGCCTTCGACTTTCTCCGGGTTCGATTCGCGCTCGCTCAGCGTGAATTGCACCAGCCAGGCTTTCAGAGTGTCCGCTTCCCGGGCGCTGATGCCTTCGGAAAACTCGACTTGGCGCACACCGAAGGCCTCAGCGGTGTCGTTGACGATGCGGTACAGGTGCAACTGCCCACCGCTGGCCGTCGTTTCGGCCATGCGCAAAAGATCCGTCATCTGGGTTTTATCCACAAAGGGAATCATCATCGAAACTGCTAACGTCTTGGGCTTGAAGCCTTTATGGGCCTTGTCGGTGTTGCTTGTCTGGCCGGACATGTCGCCGCTTTCTATTCGCAGATTGGCCGTGACCTTGAGGTTCTTGCCTTGGACTTTTTGCCCATCGAGTAGCAGCGTCATAGGCCCACCAATTCCTGCACAAAACTCAGCCCTTGCTTACTGCCTACCAGCAGCAACCCCGCGCATTGAATCCATTCGTGGCCCGGTGCATCCCCGGCCAGCAGCTCGTGGCGCAGCTCGCCGGCGTTGCCCGGGCCGATCAACCGTGCGCACATGCTGACGTCAGGGTTCCCCCCAGTAAGCAGGTCTTTCAAGTCAGCCAGCTTCTGGTCACGTCCTCGTTGCTGGGCCGTCTTACGGGCCGCGAGCGCGGCCAGATCCGCCAATGGCGAACTGTCGGCTGCGTATCCCTCCAGCACGGCCAATTGGCCGGACATGGACTGTTTGGCGGCTTTGACCACTGTGCAACGCTCCAGCGGCAAGCCTTGCCAGCGCGGGAGAGAGCCGGCGCCGGGGATCTCCCACTTTTCGCTTTCCAGTTTCACCAGGTGTTGTGCCCGGCGCTCAGTCCGCACCAGATCAGGAATTGGCAGCAACGCGTTGAACCGCGCCAAGCTACTGGCCAACTGTTCCAGCCGCGTGCCCAGGAACAGGATCGACAGCGCGTATTGCGGCCCGGTCGGGCGCCCGCTGTCGCTGGCGTCTTCCAGTTTCTTGGCCAGATGTTCCAGCGCGTTGGGCGCCGAGAGAAAACGCTGATAGCCCGCGCCCTGGCCAACCCCGCTTTGAAACGGCGTCACGACCAGGCACGCCGGCACTTGGCCCAGCTGCTCGGCCAGAGCGGCGCGTCCGGCCGCGATCGCGCTTTTGGCAGCATCACCGACCGGCCCCGGGTTGGTGTTTGCCAGGCCACTCAGGCCAGCGAGGCGCTGGGCGGTGCTGGCCAATTCGCCGCCGGCCAGATCCTTGGCCGCTGACAGTCCGCCCATCCACTGCGTGGCTTGTTCTGGCCAGCGCATCGTCACCGGTACCCAGGTCATGCTGGCGGCTTCCAGGTGATGGCTTTCATTGCCTTGAGGTTTTTGTCTTTTTGAGCGTTGGCCACAGCCAGACGGAGTATCTCGGCATGCTTCAGCGCAGCCTGGCGAAAGCGCACCAGGTCAAGGCTGACTTTCTGAAGTTGGGCGATTGTGTGCGGTCGGAAGGCCAGAACCTGGTCGGCGTCATAGCAGGGGTAAAAGTCATCCATGCCCAGCAGCACCTGACCGTTTAAATTCACCTGGTCATCGATCGCGCTGCTGTAGCGGTAGATCTCGCCCAAGGCGTTGGAGTTGAATCCGCCGGCAATGTAGGCCGCGCAGCCGGTGCCGATCGCTTGCAGTTTTTGATCCTGCAACGTGGTCAGCACGGCATCGATGTCGTCGATCCATTGGCCGTCTTTCCAGATTTGGTTCGGCCCGGGTTTTTTCATGGTGTAACCCGCCGGCACTGGTTCGAATCCGCCGAGGGTGCGCGGCTCGCCAGTGTCGGTGTTGAATACGACCACGCCGCCGAAGAAGTCCACCAGTTGCCATGCTGTTCCGCTCCAACACGCGGCTTTGTACTGTGGAACCGCCGGTGGAGCGATTTCGACGCAGCCGCCAGGAATCAGATAAACGCCAGGCTCCAGCGGCGATTCGTCTGCCGTCACGGTGCCCACGAAAACGCCCAGGTGGTCAGTCTGATAAACGAGTTTTGCCGTCATGCTCGATCTCAATACTTGATGCAGAAAAGTAAGGCCATGTTCTTCGGCCGCGTTTCGGTGCCGCCGGCAGCAGCGACGGTCACGCCGTGGGTGTGGTTGCCCCCGCCGCCAATACCGACGTTGTGCGCATGGTTACCGGCGGCATCCATTCCGACTGTGTGCTGGTGATGTCCGGCCCAAGACGTTTCCTGTGCACCAGCGGCCTGTCTGATGGTGTTCGGCCCTCCCGCGCCTTGGCCGATACCTGGCGCACCTGGCGCACTGTGGGAGTGATTGCCCTGCGCATCAGTCCAAGCCCGGTGAGCGTGGTTACCTTGTGCATCCGTCCATGCGCTGTGGACATGGTCACCAACGGCAGCGGCAGTAGCGGTGTGCGTGTGGGACTGCATCAGCATGTCTTGAAAGGAGCCAAGTACCCGCGAAGGATCCAGGCCGCGCCCGTCGTCTTTGCCACGAAGGAACAGGCCTCGCAGATCCGGCACGCCGAAGGTCGTGGAACCATCACCCTCACCAAACACAATGCCGATGCGCGCAAACAGTGCGGCGTAGGTCGTGCGAGACACCACGGCACCGTTGCACCTGAGCCAGCCCGGTGGAGGGACGTCCATCGCAAATGGAGCGACCATTCCGGCCATTGAATCTCCGACTTGTGTTTTCAGTCTGTTCAGGGCGGCGGTTGTCGCTAGAATCTCGCTGCTGTTCGTATCCGGATCATCACTTTTGGCGTTGGGCAGGTTTTCCAGCTCAACGTCTTCTTTTGTCGTGCCACGGGCGCGCAGATTCGCGTAGTCGCCATCTCGTGCCGCGAAGTGCTGGATCAGCGGCCCGGCGATTGACTCGGGCTGACGCTCATCCCAGAAAGCCGTTGAAGAGGTGTAATGGGCAATCGGGATGCAGTAATGGCGCACGCCGGCAGCGTCGGTGTAGTCGGCCTTTTCGCCATAGACAATTTTCCACGTCGGCACTCGATCGTTTAAATGTCGCTCCAGGCAAACGTCGAGTGTGATTTTTCCAGCGGGAATTACACCGGTGAGCGGCAAGGGTTTTGCCAAAAATACGCGGATACCTTCGATGTACGCTGTGCCAGCCCCCAGTTGGAATCCGTTTCCACTCTTTCCGAATACCAGCGAGTTACCAAAAAAGCAGGCGCGGCCGTAAACCTCGCGATTGCTCAGGCGCTCGCGCTCATCGATACCGGCAAGGCGCACCGTAAAGTCATGCTGCCAGGTGCTTGCATCGATCGTGATACCCGTCAGCTGCATGGCCCCGTCATAAGCCACCAAAAAGTTGCGGGTGACGTTGTTGCCGATCTGCAACGGCGGGATGTTCTTGCGCTTTTGTTGCAGCGGCACGTAGGACACGGCGAACAGCAGGCCGTCCGCGTCCTCAAGACCGACCCAGTTGAAGTCCCAGTCACCGATGTCAGACCCCAACTGGGCGCTGTACACAACCTGGTTCGGATTCACGAACCCGCGATTTTCCTCGGGGATGTCGTAGACGT